CCGGTACATCCCCCGCAGCGCCCCGCCGGGAGATACGCCCGCCGAACCGCCCACCCGCCGAAGCGGCGGAACCTTGATTGCCGCGCGGTCCTTGCTGTAGCTCCCGGTGTATGCGCCGCCCGCAATCGTGGCGGTTTTACCTCCCGGCCTTTGAAGCGGTGGAATAATGATTGCCGTATGGTCCCGGCTGTAGCTTCCGGTGAATATGCCAACCGCCGAGACAACGGTTTTTCCTCCCGGCCTTTGGAGGCGCGGAACATGGATTTCCACATGGCCCTCGCTCCGGCTCCCGATCAACCCGCCGCCCGCAATGGTGATAACCTCGCCCCCTGGCTTTTTCAGCGGAGGCACGCGGATTTCTGCCCGGTCGATCTCCCGGCTTCCCACATATACGCCCCCGACCACGGCCCAGGACTTTTCCGGCATGAGGAAATACCTTACCTCGTCCACATGAGAACGCAGGTTTTTGTAAAAGTTCAGCCGTTCCAGCACCCGCTTCTGCCGCTCCCGGTCCCCGGAATCGCTGGTGATGTTGATACGCAGCCGGAAATGATAGGGTTTTCCGCCCTCGTATTCAAACCATTCCTCAACGGTGGTCAGCGGATAAATGGCCCGGATTGCCGTTTCCACCGCCGCCTTTGTCCCCATATGCTTGTGAACGTACCAGCTCCCTTTCAGCGTCCGGCGCTTCTCCTCAATGGAATAATTTCTATCCCACCAGTCCACCTTGAAGTCGTATGCCAGAATATCCAGCAGGACCTCCGGCAGCTCGTCGATTCTTGGGTAGATAGAGAGCGGGGCGATCTCTGCGGGGCGCTTTGCCAGCGCCTCCATTGTCACGTCGCCCAGCGCCGCGATAGACGGATTCTCCCGCAGACCGGCAGGGAAGGTGAACAGCAGATTTTCCTTTGTCAAACCGTGGGCATTACTCATTTTCGTAGCCCCCGTTTATAATGGTCGGCGTCCCCTGTAGGGCCGCGAGCTGCGGCACGGTCTTGTCGCTCCCGTCATGCAGCTTTGTGAATACCGGGGCCGTCAGTTCCACCCGCTTGACGCCCGTTTTCATCAGCTCCCCGATCAGGTGCGACGGGTTGATGTCCCGGCCCAGTTTTCCGCATTGCCAGGATACAAAGTCCTCCACGGTCTTTTCCACCGCCGCCGACAAATCCGCCGCGCTGATACCGGCGTCTGACTGCGTGTAGTATGTAAAGGCGATTTCATAGGGCACGATCTCCGCGTCCTCCACAAACACCCAGTCTGTCAGAGGCCGCCGCTCGTCTGCGCTGCACTCGGACAGCACCTTTGCTTTCATTTCCTCGTCGGCCAGTTTCCCGCCGCCCATCAGCACATAGAGCTTGACCACCCCAGGCGTCGGGGACACAGCCGCCACGTCCTTGATCTCGGTGCTCACCTGCTTGGCCCAGTAGACATAGCTGCCTGTAGCTCCGGCGGTGCTGTATGCGTCCATACTGGAGCGCATCAGCTCGTAATACTCGTCGTCGCTCGGCGCGTTGGAGCCGCCCGCCGACGTGGTGATATTCTCGCAGGAGGTATAAAAGTCGTACACGTCCACCAGCTTATTGATTTGCCCCAGCGTGTACCCGTTCCCCGCCGTCCCGATGGTCTGGCAGGTGACGCGCTCCACGTCGATGTACGTCTCTCCAATAGGGATGTAGTTGTCCTCCAGCGTTTCCCATACAAGGGTCTTGCTTGCATCTGTGATACGGGTCCCGGCTGGAATCAGCACAGCGGATTTCTGCGCTTCGGAAATGGAGAAGCGCATGGTACAGGTTGCCGCCTTTGCCGCTGGTCTTTCCTTGCTGTAGGTCAGCTCCGCCAGCGCGTCCAGGTTCTTCCCCTCTGCGCGGCTGGGGATATTCTGATTTCCGGTGTAATTGTTCATCACCCGCTCCTGAATGATGATGGCCGCGACACACTGGATGAAAAGCCGTTCCGGGCTGGCCGGTTGTACCGTCGTCCCGAAGATGGCTTCATACATGGCAATCAGCTCCGTTACCACTTCCTCCGGGTCCGTCGGCACAAATTGGTACTCCGTGTTTCTGCTCAATGGTCCTCACCGTCCTTTCATCCGTTCCCCAGTTCGTTGATCTCGATTTCAACGTGTGCAAGCAGCCGCCCGCTCCCGTCTCCGCTCTTGGTGAAAAAAACATCCTTCACCGTTGCCCTCGGTTCCCATTCCTGCACCGCCTCCCGGATAGGCGCGATCATGCGGACCTCTGCCTCCGGTATCGGCATATCCAGAAACTCCCGGTCCAGCCCGAAGTCCCGGTACATGGGGATGGTTCCTTTTGGCGTCGCCAGAATCAGTGCGACATTGTGGAGCACGGAGGACACGGTATCCTGCTCATTCAGGCGGATGGTTTTCAAATCCGCCTCTGAAACTTGATAGCTCATTTTCTCAAATACTCCTGTAATGTCAGCGACACGGTGGCTACGGTCGGATTGCCCAGCGCGTCCGTGTGCGTAAAATCTACGTCGTGGCTTACGATGTTCCAGCGGTATTTCCCGTATCCCTTGCGGCCTACGGTCAGAGCCAGCGCGATACCTTCCCGCTCGTAGGTCCATATCTTTACGATGTCGTCCAGCGGCTTCACGCCAAGCTCCGCCTTTAGGATGATGTCAAAGGTGATCTTGTCCGGGTCCATTCCCGTGTACTCCGTCAGCGCGTGGTAGTTGTGCCGGTTGTGTACGGCGTACCGGACCGAACCGCTCCACTTCCAGTTTTTCAGTGTCCGTACAGTCTGTTCGGATACCTCGAAAATCACGCCCTCCGACGCGCTCTTGCCCAAATATCCAACTACTGCCACGGCTGAATCCCTCCCAAAATGAAGCCTCTGCCGTTCCGCACCGTCTCATAGATGCAAAGGACCTGATCGCCCACGACCGGCATATATGGTTTTCGGATGATCTTGTGCTTGTGGTCCACATAGTCCGGGTCCCCGGCGCGTGTTCCCTTCCACTCGGTTTCAAACTCCGTCCATTGGGGGTCTGTATACTTGTGGTCCGGCGATACGTCCAGGCTGATAAGCACGGGCAGCCAGTCCGATGTGTAGCCCAGGTCCGGGAACTTCACACGCGCAATGCGCTTGTCGTAGTTGACATCCGTAACCGTTCCGACGCGCACCAACTGGGCAAATACGGTGCCCAAATCCTGATATTCTGTGCTTCTCCCCAGGCTGTCCTCGTCCATGGCGTCCTCCTATTCCGGTATCTTGAATGTCTGGCCCGGATAGATCAGGTTCGGATTTCCCCCGATCACGTCCTTGTTGGCCTCGTAGATTTTCTTCCAGTCAGCGCCGGTCCCATAGAACTGCTTTGCCAGCTTAGATAGGTTATCTCCCGGCTTGACCGTGTAGGTGCTCCCTCCGCCGGATGTCTGCGCCTGCTCCTCGCCGCCGGTCTGATCTTCTCCGCCTTTGCTGCCGCCCGACTGGCCCCCGCCGGAACCGCCCAGCACCTTCCGCAGCGTAACCGTTGTGACATAGCCGGAATCGGATACCGCGTGCTCCGCCTGCTTGACGATGTATTTTCCGCTCCATCCGCCGAAGTCCTCCAGCTTTACCGTCACCCCCGCCACAAGCGCGGTATTCCCCTGAAGGGTAAATGTCGCTGTGCGGTTGAACTTGTTGTGAAGCCGCAGGTGCTTTTCTGCCAGGGTTTGCGCCTCTCCCGCGTCTTTCACCTTGGCTGTGATCTCCAGGCATTGACCGCTCTTGCCGTCCTCGCCCTCCGCCGTGGCCTTGCCCTCTATGAGCTGGCCCGTGGCCGGGTTCGTGTAGCTTACCCGGCAGGAGCCGTACTGCGTCTCCGCCGCGCCGGTGGAAAGGCGGTGGCTGATATACTCCGTACAATTCGGGTCTTTCCCATAGGCCCCATATGCCTGCGGCGGGGCCGGAAGGATTCTCCCGTTGTTGCGCCGGATGGTCAGCACCGGCGGCTTTGCCTCATAGGTTGCTTGATCGAATAGGACAAGCTGCCCGTCGGAGCATTTCAGGGATATTCCCGCGTCATGACACAGGCCGGACAGAAAGTGCATATCCGATTCCTTGGTCTGCTCCTCCCGCTCGTAGAGCGGGTCGTTTGCTGATTCATAGACGCAGGAGAGGCCGCCGTTTCCGGCGATCTCTCCTGCAATAGCCGATAGCTTGTAATTCTCCCACGCCTTTGATTTCTTGGTCTGGCGGATAGGAGAGCTGTATCCCAGGGATACCCCGCTGATATTGATGGTCGCAGGCGGCCCCGCCGCCTCCACGCTGTCCAGCTCGAAACTGCCCGTCGGCAGGGAGCCGCCGCCGCTCCCCCAGTTTTCCGGGGTAATGGTGGCGCTGATTTTCAGTTTGGAGGCGGCGGTTGCGTTGATTGCCTTTTCCAGCCAGCTTTGAAGCCAGACGGCATCCCGGTCCTGTATGCTGATCTGCAAGGTGTCGGAGTTGTCCTCCTCGCTGTCCTTGTAGGATAGGGACAGAAAATACGGCGTGATGTCCTCCGTGATGTCTGCGCCGTCAAAGATAACGCTTACAGACGTGCGGCGTGCCGCATCTGGATTGCTCACGTCCCCGCCCCCTTCCGTTTCCAGGGCGGCAGAGAGCTATTGATCTTCGTCTCCCGCTCCGGCAGCGTCAGCACAATGCCCGAAGGAAAAATATAAATGTCCCTGTACTGTCTGTTCAGGTTCATCAGGCGGTCCGTATAGTTGACGCTGCCCAGTTGTGCATAGGCGATAGCGTCCCACACATCCCCCGCCTTTGTGGTGTATGTTGCCATGCGTTACCACCGTGCCCTTCTCTCGTTG